CCCATATAAATATAATGCTCTTAAATTTCCCAGGTTACCAATGGATTCTGGTAAGTAAGTTATATGATTATTATCCATATGTAATTCTTCTAAATTTTTTAGATTACCAATGGATTCAGGTAAGTGGGTGATCTTATTCCCATACGCATATATTATTTTTAGATTTTTTAGATTACCAATGGATTCAGGTAAATGGGTGATCTCATTTCCGGATACATTTAATATTCTTAAGTTTTTTAATATATGTGTATTATCCGGAATTGATTTTAGACCAATTCCTTTTAAATCCAATTTATCTAATTCAGATATCCAAAGGTTTTCTACATTATATCTTATACAGTATAATGGGAATTTTCTTAATTCTATGGCTACATCATTATCATATGATAATGATGTAGCCATAGAAAATGCTAAATCCAGATTAACTCCACCACTTTGGAGCAATTTTTTTATATTTTTAGTATTATTATCCAAGACTTTTTATTAATTTACAAAATTTTCTGAATTCAGATTTTGATATGGCAACTGGTTTGTCGGTTTTGTTATATTTTTCAAATGATTTATTGATTTGTAACAATTCTTTACCAGTATATCCCAAACCCCATTTTTTAATCCTATTTTCTATTGTGTTGATGGATCTTTGATTTTTAACATCAATTTCATATTTTAAATCTATCAGGATTCTCAACCAATCAAATGTTACAGTATCTCCTGATTTATTAGTCCATTTGTGATATCCATCATCAGATTTGATAATATCAAACCCTAATTTGTGTGACAGTAAATTTCCTATTGCACAAGCATATTTATCACCAATTATTAATGAACCATTTTTTAATGCTAATTTTAGAATGTTAATAGTATTAGATGATCTGCTCATAATTTATAGTTAATGTCTTAGTTTTTTGATTTTATAAATAAATTTTGGGGTTTCTTTGATATCATTAAATCTTATATCTAATGATATCAAAGAAGTTAATTTTCCCAATGAATTTGGAAATTCATTTATACAATTACAACTTATATCCAATTCTTCTAAATTCACCAATTTATCGAATGTATGTGGTAATGTAGTAATCATGTTACCACACGCGTTAAATTCTTTTAAATTTTTCAACTCCCCAATTGAATCTGGTAAAGTGTCTATACTATTATTTGATATATTAAAGCATATCAAATTTTTCAACTCCCCAATTGAATCTGGTAAAGTGTCTATATAATTATGATCTACATATAATTCCTTTAGGTTTTTTAGTTTTCCTATGGAATCTGGTATTTTTGATAATCCACGATCATATACATCAAGTATTTGAAGATTCATCAAATAATCCATTTCCATATTATGCTCTAAACAATGGAAGGGGCGATCTATTAGTAAATCCCTTATTATATCATCATATGTAGCCATGCTAGATTTAACATAACTAAATGCTGAATCTACATCATGCTCATTTCCATACCTCAATACTTCAATTAATTTGTGTCTTTCCATATTACTATATTTCCATTTCTGGTTCAAATCCAATAAAATTTTTTATATTAAATGATTTATAATTACCACCCATAGAATGATCAAAATATCCTATTTGGGTTATGGTTTTACCAATAGATTTTCTCACGGACATCATGTATTTGGTAATCGATGTAAAATCAATGGCACAGTATACATGTTTTATGCTTTTATCACTCTTCCTATATGATAATACACCATAATAAGTTTTGAAGTTACTAATAACTTCATGTGATATTGACATCAGGTCATCTTTTTCAAATGAATTTTGATTATTTCTATTAATAGCATTTGCTATCAAGCAGACTATTTGTTGATATGTACCCGATTGATTCATAATAACCTTTATCGTATCTTTACATAAAATATTACAAAAATCGTGCCAAATTATTTATATGACAGAGTGTCATATAAATAAAATTTTAAGTTAAGTTAACTATATTTTTATAGGATTTTTCTTTAGGCTACTAGTAGAATCTGGTAATTTTTTAATTGGATTATTTTTCAACCATAATTCTCGTAAATTAGTTAAATTACCAATGGAATCTGGTAGTGTAGTTAATTGATTATTTTTCAACCATAATCTTCTTAAATTAGTTAAATTACCAATGGAATCTGGTAATGTAGTTAATTGATTATTTCCAAACCCAATCATTTCCAACATTTTTAGTTTACCTATTGAATCTGGTAGTGTAGTTAATTTATTTGTATATGCAAATAAATCGGTTAATTTTTTTAGTTTACCTATTGAATCTGGTAGTGTAGTTAATTGATTATTTTCAATTCTGAGAATTTCTAAATTAGTTAAATTGCCAATACTATCTGGCAATTTAACTAATTGATTATTATCTATATATAATTCACGTAGATTCACTAGTTTACCTATTGAATCTGGTAGTGTAGTTAATTGATTATTTTCAATTCTGAGAATTTCTAAATTAGTTAAATTACCTATTGAATCTGGTAATGTGGTTAATTGATTATTATTCAAAAATAATTGTTCCAAGCTGACTAATTTACCAAATTCATTTGGTAAATTAGTCAGCTTATTATTTGAAATATCAATAGATTCCAGATTCACCAATTCACCAATACTATCTGGTAATTCGTGTATATCATAATTATATAATAAAAATAATGATCTCAATGATCTCAGATAATTCATTTCAATCCCATATTTTAGGCAGTGATATTCATATTCTCTACTAATCTTATTAGATAATTTTTTACTATAATTGCCATTTGGAAATTGAGATTCAATTAGCATGAAACCTAAATCTATATTGGCAATATCACCACTACTTAACAAATCCAATATCCCATCTTCGGTATAGGATTCATTGATAAAAGAACCAAAATTTTTGATATAATTATTCATATGTTATAGTTATATTTTATCCAATTTATTAGGCAATTTTTAAATGATGATTTCCAGATCATCATTTAAATTTGGTAATTCAACTATTTGATTGTCACCAATATCAAGTACAGTTAATTTTTTCAAATTACCAACTGATTCTGGTAACTCAGTTAAATGATTATTATTAATATATAATTCTTCCAAATTTTTCAAATTACCAACTGAATTAGGCAAATTATTTAAATCATTGAAATTGATATCAAGTACAGTTAATTTTTTCAAATTACCAACTGATTCTGGTAACTCAGTTAAATGATTATAGCTGACATATAATTCTTCCAAATTTTTCAAATTACCAACTGATTCTGGTAACTCAGTTAAATGATTATTATTAATATATAGCCTAGTTAATTTTTTCAAATTACCAACTGATTCTGGTAACTCAGTTAAATTTAATTCATCTAACCATAAGCTTTCTAATCCCATTAAATAATCCATTTCCACACCATATTTTAAACAATAATATCCATAATCTCTAATTTTCTTGGATAATTTTTTACTATAATTATTATTTGGAAATTGGGATTTAATTAACATAAATGCCAATTCCATACTATCATCATCACCACTATTTAGCATGTCTATTATACCATCTTCGGTATAAGATTCATTGATGAAGGAACCAAAATTTTTAATATAATTATTCATACTACAATCCTCTTTTTTGTTTTACGTTTATAGTTCCAGTCATTAGAAAACTTGTTAATCTGTTAATTTCTGATGACATAGCAGTTATATCACCTCTCATTTTCAACATTTCTTTCAACAATGCTTTTATAACTTCATCAGTTGATGATTTACCAGATTTATCACCAGATTTATCACCAGATATTTCTTTTAATTCTGTATTTAGTTTATCACCAGCAGTTGTTAATATGTTATTAGTAGTTGAAAAATTGGGTGGTGTAGTTTTTTGGGTTATTTGATTAAGTCCTTTGGCTATACCCATATTGGTCTTAAATGCATCAGGATCTACTTCTGCGAATGCCTCCAAAGCATCTGCCCAATCTTCAAATGCTTCTAACTTATCCTCATCTAATTTAGATATATATGATATATGATCTTTTAATGATTTATTAAATTTATCAAAAGATTTGGCTAATTTTTCCATTGGTTTAGCCAATTTTGATATTCTTTCTACTTGGTTAATTATATCAGTAGTTGATACACCTATTTCCACTGCTTCTTTCTCAGATTTTGCTGCTTCTCTCAGATGACCAAGTAAACTCCTAACTCCCATGCCTATCTCATCAGCCTTTTTCTTTGCATTGATGGACTTTACAGAGTTCATTAATTTTGCTATTGATTGTAATGGGTTACCAAGACCTTTAATAATCTCTACTCCTTTGGTTACATCTCCTGAACTAAACCAACCACTTGTTTTCCTATCCATTTTACCAATACGGGCAAACTGTTCAGGTATAGTGTCAAGAATAGATCCTATATTCTTTTTTATACCCATTAATGATTCTTCTGTTATTCCCTCCTTACCGTTTGGTTTCCATGCCAATACTCCTTCTGATAGGTTTTTCAAGTTTTGCCCAAGTTTCATGGTAGCCTCAATACCAGTCTCAATATCACCTTTTGAGAAATCAGTACCAAATACCATACCAAATAAACTAGTTTCAGTATCATCACCCCTTTCTCGCTTACCTATACTTGCAAATATTGCAGGTATGGTATTGAGCACTCTTTGGATATTTTGATTCACTATAGCCAAATCTTCTGGGGATAATTTCATATTTTTCCATGAAACAATACCTTCTGATAGGTTTTTCAAGTTTTGCCCAAGTTTCATAGTGGAAGATATACCAGATTCCACATCCCCTTGTGAAAAATCAGCACCAAACATCATCCCTAATAAACTAAATTTGGATTTGCCCTTCCTATCTCTTTGACCTATACTTGCAAATATTGCAGGTATAGTATTGAGTACTCTTTGGATATTGGAACTAACTAAGTCCATATCGGACTTAGTTATTTGCAGCTCTTTCCATGCCAATATGCCCTTTGATAATATACTCAAATTTTTCCCCATTCTCATGGTAGAATCTATACCTCTCTCAGTATCATTTCTACCAACAGGGAATCCAAATAGTTTGCTCATTCCCTTAGTACTACCAGCAGTTGCAAATGCTTCTGATAAACTTGATATAGTACCTTTTAATAGTTTGTTATCATCTATTGTCCATCTACTAACCTTGTTTTTCCACATACTTATACCCAATGATAGTGGTATAAGTGCTAAACCCATGGCACCCACTACTGGTATTTTTAGTGGTAGAGTTAGTGCTTCGGTAATTGATAATCCACTAAATCCCTTTCCAAATCCCTCTATTACTGATTTTATTGATAATTTTATACCCTCTGCTCGTTTCTCATCCATGGATGGAAACATTGATACTCCTTTGGCTATTACCATTAATGCAACACCAGTACCAGCCATGGCAAGCGATCCTGACAATATCAATCCGGTCACTGCACCAGCAAGAGCAAATGATGCACCCATACTGGTTATTAGTGCCGGAACTTGCCAATATATGTTTTCATTGTTTTTTAATGTTTCACTTAATGATTTAATTCCAGGAGATAATATGAGTAACGATAGGGACATTGCTGCAACTGCAATTGAACCTTGAATAATGGGCATCATAAACCTACCAGCTACACCATATGTCGTCCCCAATATTCCTATCATTCCAACTAATTTGAATACATCTTCGAATGGTGGCAATCCCTCAGTTGATTTTTTAATTCCCAGGCTAAATAAAAAGTTTGATAGAGTTAATACCGTAACAGCTATAGAACCTTTGACTATTTGTTTATCAAATTTACCTATTATGGTATATACTAATGAATTCAATCCTATCAATCCAAGTATTTTAAACGTGGATACATAATCTATGTTTTTGGCTATAACTCCGGTAAAGAATGTTATGGTGGCAAATGTGGCTATGGAACCAGCCATGAACAACACAGATTTAGACCCACCTCTGATTTTTTTATCTCTTTTACCTATTTCAGTGAATAATATACCATATCCCGCAAGTACCGTGGATAAACTAAGTATTGATGTATAATCTATGTTTTTTGCAATTTCTGATGATAAATATAGACTACCTGCAAATGCCAATGTGCTTATACCTATTCTTTTCACATTTTTAGCACCTTCTGTTGCCTCTTCTGTACCAAATTTAGTTACAGCTGGTGTTATTATTTTTAATATACCAGATAGTAGTATGCTAGATGGGTATGCTAATGCTAATAATGGTGTTGCTAATGCCATGCTAGAACCAAATGACAACACACTAGATGATATACCAGTCATGGCACCAGATACTGCTTCTAAATTTTCTAAATTTTCAGTTTTAACATTATTAGAAAATGTTGATATAGAATTTAATACAGAAGCTAATTTTTTACCTGCATTTTTATCCAATTTTTTACTAGCTTCTGCTATTAGTTTTAGCCCATTACCTAAATTTTCTATGGATTCTGCTGGAATATCGTCTATTTTTCCGGCAGATTTTCCGGCAGACTGATTTGTTATATTATCATTAATAACAGCCATTCCATGAACCATTGATTCCAATAGTTCAGCAGATCTCATACTATAAAATGAAATTCTACTACTATAATCCAGTTGTCCCTTTTCGTATATAGTTAATGCCATGTCACAATGATAAATAATTAAATTTAATTATTTATCATTGTGACATGGCAAATTATATGTTGAAGATGACATATTGGATTTGATAGAAAATGACATGACAAAATATGGAACTTGATATAAAGATTCATAGTATTATATAGAGTAATATGCAAATCACCAGATTTTATTAAAAAATTTAAAAAGATCGTATTGATACGATATTAATTATCAACAATAAAATTTATGAAAAGATTAAGTAAATTTAGCGAAATCACCATCAATGATGCACGTCGTACATATACCTACGATGAAGTGATGAAGGTACTATATACTGGTAATAAAGGTAGATTAAATGCGGTATTTAAACATATTAAATCAACTTATCCAAATGGAGATTATCCAAATGAAATGAGAGAACGCATGATAAGATATCCTTATCATTGTTTATTAAATTACTTAGAACTAGATCACTATAAAAAGCAAACCAAAATATATATGTTTTCTCAAAACATATCTGAATTACCAGAAGCATTGGGAGAATTAACACGCCTAAAATCATTATCGTTAGCAGATAATAGATTAACTAAATTATCTGGTAAAATATTATCTAAATTAAAAAATTTAAGATCACTTGATTTAAGTAGAAATCAATTAACTAATATACCAACAGGGTTATCCAAGTTAAATAGATTGGAAACATTAAATATATCTATTAATAAATTCAATAAACTACCCAATTCAATATTTAAGATAGAGTCTATTGAAACACTATATGCTGATGAAAACAAAATAAAAGAAATACCAGATGAAATTAATCAGTTTCTATTTTTAGAAAATTTACATGTAAATGATAATATGATAACACATATATCAGAATCCATTAATGATATATCGAGCTTAAAAATGTTAATGGTGAAAAGAAATCCCATAATTAACGATTTTCCACCCCATTTAGATAGATTTAGATTTTTTAATGGTTTAGATCAAAATCCCCGTCGAAGCGATACATATTAATTCTAATTCTAAAAATTGTAGTATGGCAAGTTATATTAAAAATTTTAGTTCCTTTATTAATGAATCTTATACTGAAGATGGCATACTGGATTTGATAAAAAATGGGGGTAGTTCCAATATAGAATTGGGGTTTATGTTAATCAAATCCCAATTATCAAATAAATCATTTAGCAGTGATTTGATTAATATTATCAAGAAATATCCCAGATATTGCATAAAATATGATGTGGGAGTAAAACATATGTCAGATTTAAAAGAGTTGTGGATAAACAATATCCAATTAACTAGTTTACCTAGTTCTATTGGTAATTTGAAAAATTTGATGTATTTAAATGCTTCGGATAATCAGTTGATTAATTTACCTAGTTCTATTGGTAAACTAACTAAACTAAAAAAACTATATTTACATCATAATCAATTAGTTAGTTTACCAATAGAACTAGGTAAATTAAAAAATCTGACAGAATTGCATATTCATAATAATCAACTAACTGAATTACCTAGTTCTATTGGTAAACTAAAAAATCTGACAGAATTATGGATGAATAATAATCAAATGTCTAAACCACCAGAATTTTTAAAAAAATTGAAAAAATTGAAAAAAATAATATATCTATAATATGGAAAGTTATATTAAAAATTTCAGTTCCTTTATTAATGAATCTTATACTGAAGATGGTATATTAGATTTAATAAATAGTGGTGATAATGCCAATATGGATCTGGGATTTATGCTAATCAAATCCCAATTCCCAGATGATAACTATGGTGAAGATTTATTAAATTCAATCAGAAATAATCCTTATTATTGCTTAAAGCACTATGTTGATATGGATTATATGAGATCACTAAATGGGCTATATCTTGATGGTAATGAAATAGACGAATTACCAGATAGCATTGGTGAATTGGTGAATTTGGAAGATCTATATATAAACAACAATAACTTATCTGAAATACCGGATAGCATAGGTAATTTAACAAAATTAGATACATTAAATATTAGTGATAATCAATTATCTGAATTACCGGATAGCATATCTAAATTGAAAAAATTAAATATGCTATATATTAGTGATAATCAATTATCTGAATTACCAGATAGTATATTTAAATTAAAAAATCTTAAAGGACTATACGCTGCTACTAATTCGATATCTGAAATACCAAATGATATAGGTAATTTGAAAAATTTGGATACCATATTTCTCAGTAATAATTACATAAAAGAATTACCAAAGTCCATGACTAAGTTGAGAAAATTAAAAAAACTCATGTTGAATTACAATTATATAGGTCAATTGCCTGAATTTATGGAACATATGGGCATCGAATACCAAATGGTTAGTAGGTAGTAATTCGGTAACCATTTCTATTATGTTAATTTAAAAATATTAAAAACTAATAGAAATGGAAAAATTTAGTCTTAAAAGAACCAAGCAATGTGGTAAATGTCCCTGGAAAGTATCAACTAACCCACATGACATACCTAATGGATATTCATTGGAGAAGCACAAAAAATTTATTGATACATTACCTAAAAATAATAACATAGAATAATGGAAAAACACATTAAAAATTTTAATCAATTTATTAATGAATCTGATGAAACGGATAGTTTGTTGGAGTTATTTAACAGTAAAGACAAATCAAAAATCACGAATGGATTTAAAATGATGCTAGATAATAATCTTGATGTTGGCACAATCAGAAAACTAAATTTATCATATTCTGAATTGGATGAATTACCAGACACCATAGATAGATTTACCAATCTAGAAGAATTGAGATTAGTTGATAATAATCTTAAAAAGTTACCAGATTCAATTGGTAAGCTCAAAAATTTAAAAAAATTATATATATCAGCCAATAGTCTTAAAGAGTTACCCCGTAATATATATGATCTTAAAGATCTGGTAGTATTGGAAATATCATCCAATAATTTCGGGGAATTACCAGATTCAATTGGTAAGCTCAAAAATCTAAAAGAACTGGATGCATCATCTAATAAATTATCATCTATACCAGATTCAATTGGTAATCTAATAAATTTAGATAAATTGAATTTTAGTAACAATGATATTAAAGTACTACCAGATTCAATTGGTAAGCTCAAAAATCTAAAAGAACTGGATATTACTAGAAATCAAGTAAAAGAGTTACCAAAAACCATGGGTGATATGGGTGATGAATTTATACTATATCAATAAGTAATTAATTTCATTACCAAAATTGTTAAAATTAATTATATCATGAGATTTAATGAAAAAAGAATAGTAACCAAGAGAAAACATAGACTTGGTGAAATAGAATATCCCGAATATAGGCATGATGACAGACATTTGATGAGGAATAAGATAATATGTCATATTGGGGACAATAAGAAATTATCAAAAGAATCTCTGAGAGAATTTTTTGATCTACTATCATCAGATCCCGAAATAGGTAAATCACCCCATAAAACTTGGCTAAGTAAAAATACCCATATGATAAAAAATTTCAAATTGGGTACCAAAGATTATTATTGTCTAACCAAACAGGGGAAAAGATTGTATAAGCATTTATTAACCAATATTAGTGAAAAATCAACTAGTAAATCCCAACAAAGACTCATGGGTATAGCATATTCGGTTAAATCTGGGAAACAAAAAATAGATGACATTCCTGGTGATATTAGACAAAAAATACAGGACATGGTGGATGGAATGAGTTTAGATAATTTAAAAAAATACGCATCTACTGATCATAATAATTTGCCAGATAAGATAAATGACAATTCATCATTAGATGGAGTTGCATCAGAATATAGCACATTACCAAATATTTATAGAAAAAATAAAATAATATATGTTGAAGCCTAAAATAAGCGAAATAGAACCATTTAATTTAAATAGTTTTGTTAAAAATACCATATTTTGTTATCTAGATCATAGATGTGGCAATCATGGTAATGAGACAAGACCAATATTGATATTTGCCCAAGGAGATGATGGATCTTATAAAGGTGCAGAGATATCTACACATAGAGATGGTATAATGTACTCTGCGGATGTACATACTCATGGTTCCAATATAGACATGGATTCTATAACAAGTGATCCTTATACATTATTACATGATTGGTTAATAAGTATCAAGAGAGATGATTTATTGGTAGAAATGATATAAGAAACTACCATAAAATGTTATAATAATATTTATATGAAAAAAACATTTTTATTAATACTATTCTTGTTCATATTGTATCATGCATATGGATATTTTTTTATAGATAAACAGTTCTTTATGAGAAAGTTGTTTGTTATACATCATTATGTTATGATGTTGGTTGGCATGATTGCAACGTTGGCAGTCTATATAAAAAATCCCATATCTAGATGATAGATATAGAAATTTTACATGGGGTTTTTAAAGAAAGAGGATTTGAATTATCTGATGATATTATAAAATCAATACATGATGATATAGAATCATCTGGTAGTATGTCAGAAGGTGAAATAATAGGATATTTACTAGAGGATGATATTACTAAGGTAAATGATATATCAAACATAGTTGAGATAAGTAATTTCATACATGAACAAGTCACTGAATATAGGAGCATATATGGGGATCGTCATAAAGGTAATATATATACGACTACTGTTACAGGTAAAAAACAGTATGAGTATGATAGAGAACTAAGTATGAAAGATGACACCATAAATACTCTAAATAACCACATTCAAGACTTAAATGACACAATAGAAGATTTAAAGTATAAACTTCGTAACCTAACTAATTAAAATTATGCCAAATAATAATTATAATTCAAAATTATTGTCAATAAAAGTAAACAATTGGAATCCCAATAAACCTATACCAGAGTTAAATAACAGATCATGCCCAGATTGTGATAATGAATTATATGATACTAATCCCCATGAAGTTATCTCAAAAGATGGTATGAGGTGTAAATTGATACATTGTGAAAATTGTGGATATAAAGGTTCCAGAATAACCATAATATAAAACTATGAACGATAAAGATGCTATTTATTTCGGTTTGCTTATGTCGAAATACCATAAACAAATTAATTGTGGATATTATAACAATAATAAGTTAAGTGATGAAAAAAGAGGTAAATTGAGAAAGAAGCGTAAGAAAAAGAAAAGAAAATAATTATGCATAATTTCAAATTTGTGGATGAAAATGGTAAACCTGTTGACAGGAATCCTATTGATTATCCATATTCATATGACAATCATGCGATTTATCGCAATGGCAGAAATGATGAAATTACTAATACAGAATATTCTGATAGGTTAATGACTAGCAATTCAAAGAAGCATAAATCATTATGTAATGAAATATTTGGATCACCCTACGCTAACTGGAGTGAATCACCCGCTAATCTAATTGAAAAATTTATCAAAAAATTTTTCAATTATGATCATGATGTGAAATTGATATTATTGATGAAAGGTTGCAATAATATGAGTGGATATCCATATCACATACTAAGATATAAATTAATAACATAATCATGAATAATTCGGTAACTATTACACCAAATACCACAGCTGTTGTCAACAAATCCATTAAAGTTAAAGTCACATATTGTGATGATCCTACTGGAATGTCTGATGATAGTGAAATCACAATAGAATTACCCACTGGTTTTTGTTTGTTGTGTTATCATGATGGAAAAGAAGTATCTCTATTATCTAGAATAATGCCATTTATAAGAGAGGAAACTGGCATTGAAGATGGTTATATAACCGTATGGAAAGTATATACTTTATGATTCTTGATCTCTTATCATTTGTTCCCTTATTTCACCCATATTTTCCCATTCTCTTTTAATACAAGTAAGCACCTGGGTTAATTTTTCACTACTTTTATCCCAAATATATCTTATTTTCGACACAACATACCACCCAGATAAAAAAATACTCATAGTCCCTTGTTTATTTTCATCTCCATCATCTGGATCATCAAAATTAGTTTCTCTTGTAAATTCATTATCATCATATATTATAAATATAGGTATGATAGTTCCCATACTTATAGATTGATTGATAGTGGATAGTTCAACCTCCAATCTCATTCTGGAAATATGGGAAAAATTCTGCATATTTTGAATACTAGAATGTAAATAGTTATCATGGACATTTTCTGATTGAACACCTAAATATTCATATTTTATCTGATCATTTTTATCTTCGTCAACTCTACCTCTGAGTACCGATGATGGGTTTACTCCATCGGTATCCATCGGTTCTATAAAATATTCTACATATTTCTTAGTCTTTTTATCATAATATTGAATGTATTTTTTATATCCATCTCCAAGAGTAATTTGACCATTATCGCTAATTAATGTAAATCCTTTTATATAATTTGGTTCGTTTGCCTTAATTCTGGAATTAGTTAAATACATTAATGATTCAAATTTCTCAATAAAAGTATCATTGAATCTATATTCGGATTCAATGATCTGGTTAGATATAGATGTATTAATGTTATCCTCTATTACTAATAAATCATTAATATTTATGAAATTCATATAATAATATTGATCCACAAAGCATGTATTAAATGATCTATCGTCTATATATGAATGTGTTATGATGTCATGTATAAAATTTTTCCTAGTGTCATATGGATTTATCCAGCACATCTTATCGTTGGTATTAGTTGTATTAGAACAAAACCCCAATTTTAATAGATCCGATAATTCTTTTAATACTTCAAATGAAGTTCCATCATAGCATTCACTAAATTCTCCATATATGGATGGTATTCTCAATATGGCTTCACAAGAAAATATCATGTTATTTCCGGAAGGGTTCGTTGATAATGGTGACTGAATGGCTATAGCGGTAAAATCCATTCTAATGGGTTTATATTCATCATTATTTGGTGCTAAATATAATGATATGACATCACCATCTCTGGGATAGTGTCTTGATATAAATTGACCACCCATTTCTCTAAATGAAAATGATAATGTTGGTAATAGATCTTCACCTATGGTAAGTTCCATAAATTCTATTAAATTACCACTATATTTCATCCCATTCATTTGAATATATGGACTCAAGGTACCAACCACATTTTCAAATCTGTTGGTTTCATTTTTTAGATCACTGTTATCTTGACCGTATTTGTAATCTATTATTTTTAGTTCATCCAATATTATGGATGGATTATGATATTTTATGATTTGTTTGCCCATATAATTTTATATATTTATAAATATATAAAATATGAAATATATAAAATTATTTGCTGAATATATAAATGAATCCGATGAGTCAAAAATAGTGGGTATGCTAAAAACTGGTGATGACATTAACGTAGAACTAGCATTTAATCTATTATCATCGCAAAATATACAAATTAAGGATACCAGTATAATACGAAAATATCCCATACATTGTTTAAAACATGGATTAGAATTAGAATGGTTATACAATTTAAAATCTATAAATGCTTCTAATAATGGTATATCAGAATTACCAGAATCAATAGGTTCGTTGAAAAACCTAGAGGAATTAAACCTACATGGTAATATGATACAAGAATTACCAGAATCAATAGGTTCATTGGATAGTTTGAATGATCTTTATCTATCATCCAACAGACTAGTTAAATTACCAAGAACCATGGGTAACCTTGGTAATTTAACTAGTCTGTATTTATCAAATAATCAACTATCAAAACTGCCACCTTCTATAAATAAATTATCAAAATTAGAACAATTATATTTATCAAATAATCAACTATCAAAACTGCCTGATTTAAGTAATCTCAAATCACTTAAATCACTTTCATTATCCAATAACCATTTTAAGGTAATACCAAAACAATTGATTGGATCTGGTATTACCAGTCTAAATATGTCAGATAATCCAATCAAATTTATAAATGACTATGTATCTAATTTAAATTTGGATGAAATAACCATAAGCACAGGAATTAATTCTAAAAGACTAATGGATCTGATAGATGGAATAAAAATTTATTATGACTAAAATAAAATCATTAAAGCCATCATTAAATAGCCCATATAAACAAGGTTATTATACACCAAAGAACACAAAAAAATATATTGGTAAAAATCCCAAGATAATTCATAGATCTGGTTTAGAACTTAAGTTTTGTAAGATTTGTGATATGAGTAATTTAGTATCTGCGTGGTCTAGTGAAGAATTAGTAATAAAATATTTAAACCCAATAGATAAAAAGGTTCACGATTATTACCCAGATTTTTTTGTCCGTATGAGTAATGGCACAAAGTGGTTGGTTGAAATAAAGGCTGCTAATAAACTTAAAAAACCCAAAAAACCTAGTAAATTTGCCAGTAATAAGAGTTGGATTAATTATTATAAAAATTTAAGAGAATTCATAATAATTAATGCAAAAAAGAAAGCATCAGAACAATACTGCGCTAAATTTCCCAGTTGCTATTATATAATGATCACAGAAAAATCTGATATATTGAAAAAATTTAAATAAATATTGTAACTAAATTACTAAGATACATGATAAAACATCAAAAATGTATTTATCATGGGGAAAAAACACTATATAGATAGGAATCAGTTTCATGAAGTTATGACTTATTGTAAGAAAAATGATGAGTTAAATGATGAAGCCATATCATATTTCATAAAATTGAGTAGAAATGTTGCAAGAAAGTACTATTATGGTAATAATATAGATATAGAAGATGCAGCATCAATGTCCATAGAAGATTTACTCAAATATTGGAAAAATTTCAAAGAAAACAATCTGGTAAAACTTAATATACTAAGGAATTTTAATGATGGAGAATCCATTGAAATAATGATAGATGGGATAGATTCCATGGTTTTTACTGCTAAATCGAATCCATCCCATTCATCAGAATTTTTAATAAGGGATACTAAAAACAGAACCATACAGGAATTCAAATCAATAACCAAAGAATATAGTGATAAATTTATGGTATACCATGATCAGGTTAAGTGTAATTTAACAATAATGGATAACCATAATAAGGATAACCCGAATATATTTTCATCAATGAAAATGATTGGATCACCTGATTTATATAAAATAAAGAAACACAAATCTGGTGATTTGATAACATTTGACAAACCCCCCAATGCATTTTCTTATTTTACTAGCATATGTAATAATGCAATAAGAAAATATTTGAATATGGCTAATCCAAAACATCTTAGAGATGGTAACAAGATAAGTATACAAGGTATCAATATTAACAATAATGGGTTATATTCAATATAAATAATGTAACATTTTCATAAAATCCCATATAAAAATTTTATGAAAAATTTGTTTAAATTATCCCTATTATTGTTATTAATATCAGTTGTTGATACTGCCATATCTCAAAATTCTACCAGGAAAAAACTCAAAGGACACCAGTATAGAAAGTATAATATTGAAAAAACTTATAAGATAAAATCCCAGTTAACATTTGGTGGTGATAAATTGAATGTAACAATAATATATTCATATAGCAGAAATAAAATATTGAATATATTATGGAGAAATAGAATAGATATACTAAAAGCCGTATCAAAAATAGAATTAGATCACATAAGAAATGCTATAAAAATGGACATGGATCAAAAGTTTTAATCTTTGCCATTCATTTTGTTGATTATTACAGATAATTCTGTTAGATTTTTCTTTAGATTTTTGACCATGGTATCCATATTATTAATAGAAGACTCTGTATCTAAGACCTTTTCATGACCATTCATAGCCATTAATATACCCTTAATTTCAGATATTTCCCTGGAATTTTTTTCTATACCGTGGTTAATTTCTCTTCTAATGGTATCCAACATACCATATATCTGCTTACCCTGGTTTAATTCTTCTATTATTAGATCATTTATTTCTTTTATAGATGTACCATACATCTCTTTAAAGAAATCACCCAATTCCACATATTTATCAAATATTCTAGATGTTTGATTTCTTTGAAATTCTGAATTAGTTTCTAATTCATGCTTCAATAGTGTTTCGTCTCTATTTATATTATTTTCATTATTCCTCTTATCTATATCCAATTTTTCTTTTTGAGCCTGTGCCCTCATTTCTTGATTGGCTTTTTCAGATTCTGCCAGTCTTTCATTTTTTCCCTTTATATAATTTGCTATCCATCCACTACCACCAAGTAATAATGTTATTAATGCATATACTATATTGCTAGTGGTGATAACGGTTCCACCAGTAGATGCAGATTTTGTGGTATCTGCTAATAATATTATTAATTGTTCCATCTTAAATCTATGAATTTAAAAATCTTATTGACAAAAACCGACACTAAAGCCTTTATACTATCCTTGTATTCTACTATATTGGTTGGTTTTGTCATATATGCTGATGCACCATACTTTTTACTATCGGATATATCTTCATCTGATGAAGATGTAGTCATCATTATACATGTAATACGAATATCCATATTACCAAGTTCCATTAACATTTCAATACCACTCATTTTTGGCATATTAATATCCACCAAACACATATCTATACCCACATCTTTTATTATTGATATACCCTGTTCGCCATCACTAGCCTCATATATATCAAATGTACCTGGATAATGTCGTTCTATGGTATCTCTCATTAGGAATGTATCTTCAAACCTATCATCTACTATGAGTAATTTAATTTTGCTCATCTTTTGGTAATGTAAAAAATATTTTGAATCCATTTTCATCATTAGTGAAATCTAATTCACCACCGTGGTCTTTAACTATTTTTTCACAAATAGCTAGTCCTATGCCAGTTCCCTCTACATCTCTATTTAATCTACCAAACAGTTTAAATGCATCCTGTTTATATTTGGTATTTATGCCAACCCCATTATCTTTAACATATAGAATGATTTTTTTGCCCACGTTTTCATATCCATGGGATATCACTAAATCATTTTGACCGCTGTATTTGATTGAATTAATAAAAAGATTTTGATATATTCTTTTTATTAATTCAAAATCAGCATATACATTTGGGTATATCCCTGTTTCTTTGGTTATTTTTATAGTATTATTTTTGTCTTTAAATTGTTTTATATGAGAAGATATTACATGTCTGGCTTCGTGTATAGCCATAATAGGGTTAAATGATGTTTTTTCGGTTATGTTGATTCTGGAATAAGTTAAAGATCCATCTATGATATTAGACATTTCATGGGAGCAATCATGTATCATCATACACATTTTCTTTACCATGGCATTATTAGTATTATCACTTTCTATTTCCACTATCACTCTATCTGATATACCCATCAAATTTGATAGTGGACTCTTCATATCATGAGCTGTAATATATGCATATTTTTCTAACATATCATTTTTAGCCTCAAGATCTTTTTTTCTGTTTTCATGAGTAGTCCAGTCAACTATACCAAGTATACAACTATCTATATTATTTTGATAAGTATGATTTCCATATACCAATAGATACTTATATGAATTACCTATACTCAGTTTAATTCTTTTTTCAAAAGAAATCTTCTTATATATGGAATCAGTAATCTTCTTATATAAATCATCATATTCTGGCTCCTCCATCATATTTTGTATGATATTCACCACATCATGATTAACACCATCTATCCCCAATAATGACTTAAAATAATTGTTGATATAGGATACTTTATTATTACTTTGTATCAAACATATACCAATAGGCAATACTTCATTTAGTTTTTTCCATTTATTGTTGCTATTTTCTATTACCCTGTTTATTTCTTCATATGTTGTAACTCTTCCTAACAATACTATACCATCATTATGACCGTATATATCAAATGAGTAATTTTTATCATCTATAACTTCTGGTATATTTTTGTGAGAATTGTTAGTTCCATGGAGTTCATTAAATATAATTCTCCATCTATTATTATTGAAATGTTTTACAGTCTTCCAATTATCCCCGACAGATATTTTTGTATTAAATGATTCATTAATAAAATTCATAAATGATTCATTTATGAATTTTACTCTATAATTGTCATCTAATGATAAAAAATATTCATCTATATGATTAAGTTCATTCATCATGATCCATTATAGGATATATTATATCAAAGAAATTAATACCCATATTGGTATTATTAAAATCTTCTATGTTAAATTTGGGTAACGATATAGTTTTAGCCCCATTATTCTGCATTGATTTACGGCAAATATGCAATTTGGCTACTGCCACTGCTGGCATCAATATTGTTTGTATTTCCTCACTATTAACCATATCCTTAATGTCAGATATATAAGAATCACTAGATTTGACATCACTTAATTCTAAAAAATCGAAAGATTTTTCATCAATAATGGGTACCAAAACCTCCAATAACTCCATGGTTATGGAGTTATTGGAGTTATTATTGAATTCTTCAAATCTAAATTTTCTAAATTCAATAGTATCTGTATCTTCTAATATGTCATCAGCGTCATCAGCGTCATCAATTGATGATACCACATCGGTTAACTTCTTTTTTAATCTAGACAACCAATAATTAGTTTTTGAGGTAAACCCAAACTTGTTTATTAATGATCTATTACTTAATAAATTATAGATTTTTACGAATTCTTTTATTTTACCAGTTATCATATTATTTGTTATTGACCAACCATACCAACTATGGTAATAGAATCACTTGTACTTAAATTAAATTGTGCAATGACTGCATTAAAATAAAGAGTGGCACCATTAAAACTAGTTGTGGCAGTACTACCACCATCGGTGCTAAAATAGAAATTATTGGTGGAATTACCATCAATGATATATGTAATGTCGTTAACTATCACTAATGCAGTGTTTTTGGCATCTAACGAGCACACTATGGCAGTACTACCACCATCAACAGAAATGTTAGAACCACTGTTACCAGTCTGGAAACCGAAACCCCTATTACTAACAATTAATTCTACGTTACCTTTATCTATTAATGACCTAGCTACCATCGTAGCCCCATAATCAGCTGCATACTTTATTCCTTCCGGATTACTAAATCCATCAGTAAACATGTGCCTAACTCCTGGGTTACCAAGTTCAAACGTGAAATTGTCAGATCCATTAGCACCCGCCAAACTCACATTACCATTGATTTTTGAATCTACAGTAGAGTTTGATGATGTTGACACTCCTAGTGCAAATAATTTTGCACCATTAGTATTATCAGCAGTAACTTGGGTTATAATGGTACCAGCTACATTTTGGGCTTCAAACGTAACATTAGACATGCCAGTAGCACTAAATGAATGACTAGCAGAGGCACCATTTATTGAAGTATTACTGGTTAAAGTCCCACCTAATTGAACATCATTACCAACTTTGGTGATACCATTACTAGCAGTTATACCACCTAGTACATCACTAAGTACATATTCCTGTGATACATTGTCCCATGTTAATGCAAACCCATTTTGTGAGGCACCTTCTCCGGTTCCCCCATTTAGTGCTTGTATTACTGATGTATCGTATCCTCTAATTCTAGAGTTAACATAACTCACATCAGGTAATGATCTGTCAACATAATTTGCTGAATAATCTGCTACATATGTGGCTCCCTGAAACCCAGAAACTGTACTACCTATTCTAAATCCATTTGTTGTTGCCTGCATATTCAGGCTAACATTTGAATTCGGTGCACCAAATGTTTCTGTTAATAGGGTTATTGTGCGGTTAAAATCAACTCCCATAAAAGCATTACCACTACCATCACCATTGTTACGAAGCTGTATTAAATTATGGGCAAGTGATAAACTAGATATACCACCAACAGTGTTGTCTTGACTAGTTACCAATGAATTTCCAAATCCAGATGTTATTGTGATAACTCTGTTTCCAGTAATATTATTACCTCCACCCAAATTTATTTGACCTGTAGCACCAACTTCTATACCTTGACCATTTTCAGGTAATAAAGTTTCAAGTTCTTCCAGTGCATCTTGAACATTTAATGCACTACCACCATAACTACCGCCAGTGTCTAATGGTAAGCTAGTTGCATCTACTTGACCAGCTGCAGATCCAAAATTTATCATGGATTCAACTACACCATTAGATGCTATGGTTAGTTGTGAACCACTTGCATCTAATCCGGCACCCGCATTGACTGAAAATTCATTAGCTGATAGCTGTAGACCATTACCAGCAGTGTATGTTTGGGATTGTGATATTTGGCTAAATGATATTGAATCAGTTCCAACCACATGTTCTCCATCAGTACCAGTACCAATACTGGTAACAGTAAAACCATATCCACCATTTACTGTTCCCTCTACAGTAAACATATAATCACCTCTTTTTATTTCGCCAACCCCACTTGGACTACCATCAAAATCTGATGTTCTAGTCAATAAAAATGGGTTAGATCCATCACCGACTGCGGTAACCTCATATATTCCATTTTGTAATGCAGCTACTTGATTTTTTATTAACAGTCTATCACCAACATCAGGAGTTGTACCATCTATTGTTATTGCTCCGTTAGCGGTGGCAGTGAGTGTTGCACCAACACCACTAGTGCCATTGTCATAAGTAGATGATGGGAGTGCGGCATCGGTTGATAATCTAACACTATTTTTAGGTGATAATCCAGTTAATAAATTATCAACGTATACTTTGGTAGCTATATCATCGTCTGATACTGGTATACTGGGTATATTTAACTTGATTCTTTCTACAGATGAATCTGCAATTTGTTTGCCTTGAATCGCCATATTATGATATTAAGTTTCCAATATTAATTAATTTCTTTAAATGTCAAGGAACCAGTATAATTTTCATTACCACCAGATATTTTCCTAATACACAAAACTATTTCGTCTATATCACCATTTATTGAGACTCCAAGAGAAATATTAGAATCCATATCTCTGGTATCCGCATCACCAGATACAGACACATGGAATCCATCAATTTCTAATAAAGTACCATCATCTAATATTCTATTATTGCTTAGAGATCTATTAAAATCATATTCCATGTTGCTTAAAGGTACCGGATTCCATATTGCACCATCAGCTACATTATTATCAAGTGTGGGATTAGCTACCAGTATCACTTCAAAATTACTATTTGAAGTACATATAGCCGATATTCTGGTTATAACTATGGTTCCATGTATCTTACCGGATTGAAATCTCAATGATAACAAAGGATACACAAAAGTATCATCAGATAGTACAGGAGTCAAGTTGTTTCTCATGGATATGTGTCTACTTATACCCAATTTCTGTTCGGCTCCCTCAGTAACCACAGTAGAACACATACATCTTAACACGCTATTACCAGCAGTACCAGTACCATCAGATACTATATCAAATGATAGTGGTAAATCTGGATATCTAATATATGAATTATTTGAATTATTGGTATAGTTATTTGTGTGTACATAAACCACATCACCGTTAATTATAAACCCCCATCTAACCATACCGAATGATATCCATTGATAATCTATGATAAATATTTGACCAAACAGAGAATTTATGGAAATACCGGACTTACCAGTACCATCCAATTTATCCAAATTCCATGATGATTGATATGTTATATTTTCAACCACTGAACCACTAACCGAAGATTTTGTGCCTATGCCTATACCAGTATCATCGTATATGAAAAAAATACCATCATCGTCATCAAATAATCCGATTCTTTTAATAACCCCATTATCAGCAGTCATAAAAGATCCAGCCATATATATCGATTGACTTTTGCCTGATTGATTACTAATATATCTTCTAGTTCTTCTAGTTCTTCTACCTTGAACACTGGGATCAACAGATAATTCGACTAATCCCTCGTTAGTTAAATATGTAGAATTTGCACTACCAGATGTGGTTACATCATCCCATAACATGGTGTCATCATCATGCAATAGTTTACTATCAAATATAACAACAGGATCTGACACCTTGGATCTCCTAAATGTATCAATTTCAGATAACTGTTTAATAAGTTCAGATTTCCTTATTACGGACATATTTTTATATTATGTTATAATTAATAGAATCATAAACTATTTGAAATGATTCTCCTGGTAATATATAATCATCATCATAATTATTTATATTACCAATTATTGTTATATTATTTATATTACCAATATTTGTAATGGTAAACTTTTGTTTTTCAGTACAGTTTAATGTCACTACTATAGGATTACTATTAGTATTCACCATATAATCACCACTTTCTGATATGGTGAAATTCGCTGATATTGTTTGAATATTCTGAACATCAGTAGATACTGATAGCCATTCTATGCTATTATAATATTGGAACATATCCACATCAATATTGTATATGAATAATCCCTTTGCTGGTGATGATATACTATCTCTCTGGATTGTAGTTAATCTTGGAATAAGTATTCCACCATTAGTACCAACAATTTCAAGCAATGCACTCGCATCTTCTGGTACTATTATGGGTATGTCTAATTGGGTATTTTTTGGTTTCCCCATACATATTATGTATTTTTATTTATATATCTTGGATGAAACCATAATGATATAATGATGTGTAATCATATTTTAAAATATATAAATCACATGGTAGACATAAAATATATACATAATAAATTAAGTGATGATTTAAAATCACTATCACTAGGTTTTGTAGAAGGTAACACAACCATTCAAGCACACCATGAAAATATTGGTAAAAGAGATGCATTGATGTATGTTAAAAACATCACTGATGATGCATTAAAAATAAATGAACAAATAATGCCAATATTAGATGATAAGATAAATATATTAAAAGGTTTGCGTAAACCAATAACATTAATATTAATAAGTGATGTAGATTTTCTCAAATTAATAGAAGAAATGGGATCTGATGGAGATAACTTAAGAAAATCTGGAAATTATGATAAAAATGATAAGAAAATTTATTATAATTATAGAGGATATAAGATGTTAATAAATTGTGGTGATATATTACCCAGCCAGATTATAATCATATAATTAAAAATTATGAAAATAAATAGGTATATTTTACAGTTTTTGTTTATTAGATTGGTAATGAACAAATCAATGGATGGTAAACTACTATATTATTCAATCATGTACTGGGTCAAACCTATGAGTGGGTATAGAGGAAAACCATATAGATACGCATGTGGAAATGAACCTAAATATTTAAAAATATGGAATATATAAAAAGTTTTGGTAATTTTATATTAGAAGAATATCCATATGATGATGACATCATATCAATGTTGGCATCAGATCACCCAAATAATATAGAATTAGGATTTCAATTGGTCAAAGGGTTGATTAAAGATGGTGTAGAATATGGCGATGGGCTAAGAGATGAACTAAGAAAACACATTGGATATTGCTTAATACATGATATAGAAATTGATTATATATCTACATTATCTGTGTGGAAGGATAAGAATAATGATAATATAATCATACCAGAAGAGATCTATAAAATGAAAAAATTATCAGTCATATCATTGTATAATTGCTATATAAATGGTTTACCAAATAATATAGATAAGGTAAAATTGGATACTATATCATTAATTGATTGTAATTTATCATCCATACCCGATAGTATCGCTAATATTAAAAGTCTTAATTATTTGAATTTAGGCATAAATAAAATAAAAGAATTACCTGATAAATTTAATAAATTGATTAACTTGAGAAGTTTTTCAGCCTATATGAACAATATTTCTGGATTACCTAATGGGTTTCATGATATGAAGAAGCTATCATATATTAATTTAGAGGACAATAGATTGAATAATGACCAATTAATTAAATTATATGATAGCTTCGATCATTTAGGTGATGATTTGGTTTTATAATTTTACCCGTACTCTTTTTTAAGTTCTGGGTTAACCACATAGTTTTTTGAGTAAATTAATTCGTGGTGAGGACAATATAAATATCTGGTGGCTCTCATGTCATCATCAAACACAAATTCTACAAATCCACCATTGGAAAAATTATCTATGCTACCATCTGGATTAACATTATAGTCTATCAATGATTCTACTTTACTCATGATGACTGTAATATATCATCTATATTATTTGTAAAATGTGAAAGCATTTCCATTAGTATAATATCACCGTTTACTTCATTAGTAAATTCTGATGAGTCCATTGATACCACATCACTACCACCATTATCAGTTATTGAAAAATATTCACCAGTTTCATATATTATGGAATAACCATTAGATAATGATAAATGAATAAATGTTTTATCATCTTCAAAATCTGCCTGTATTTTTTCAACTGTTATTTCCGGTAGATTAGGTTTGTATTTGAATCTATTAACCAAAGATTTGATATCATTGGATATTGGTAGGTTAGCATCACTAAATGAGACATTCATTTTGGCTTCTGATACTTTTATCGATTTCCTACTGTCTTTTCTACCAGTGGATGTAGGAGAGATTCTACCCAATCTCCCAGGTAATTTATTTTTCATATATCAAAATTTAATTTATTGTAATAATTTATTACCATTTACGAGCAAAATTGACATTTCGTGCTCATCTTTAAGTATAAAATCATATAAAAAATCGCTAAGACTTTTTATTTTATCCCTGGCATTAATTAATGAATCATATGCACTATCTGTATATTTTATTAATTTTTCACCATAATCTCTTACGCCACTTCTACGAAACATAGTATCTTTCACCCATACACCATCTTTATCTTTACCATTAGTTCGATACCACACAACATCTCCATCATATTCTCTGGTTTCTTTGATAGCCACTGAGAAATCAAACCCCATAACCGATGAAATACTAGAAAAGGATACCGATAATTTATATTTTTTATCCATAGCTATCGGTGAAAATTTACCACCACTGCCATATTTTATTTCAATGTATATTTCTTTGGTAGTCTTGCTATTTTTATATAATTTATATGCACCCATGACTATATCCTCAAGTGATCCTAGGCTTGAATTACTCAGATTGCTATTCAAGCCTAATGGTATACTAACTGAATCTTTGAGATTAGCTGTAAATAACCCTTTTGGATGTAACATTCACATTCACAGCATGTTCTACTCCATCTATATGGAATTTCCAAGTTTTTACTTTTGGCATAATAATATCATTGTTTTTAATATTAACCAATATTAACTGGTTTAGTTACTAATATTAAAAACAATGATGCCACATATATGGTCATTGTTGATTTTCTTTTAATAAATTACTTTCTTTAACCATTTCATTGGCTATGTTATAGCAATGTTTGGCTAATTCCGCTGATGGGGTGGTATTATTAGTACTAGCTCTATGTTTAACAACCTGTATGTATTTTTTAGTAATGCTGGGATCAAACATTATAGATTTCAATATTTCTAATGCCATTATATCTACCATATCCAGATGTTGATATGGCAAATCATCTAATTTGCCATCTACTAACTTTTTCAATATAGTATCATCTAAATCTTCTGTTTTAGTGGTCATAGTAAATATATTTACATTTTGAAATCTTTTTCTTTGAATGGTGGTAATCCATCGGTAAATACCAACCTAATAAAGCCATTAGATCCCATATCTAATCTATGGTATTTTAAATGAATAGAACCATCTATAAATTTTGCATATTTGTTGGCTTTATCCTCATCCTCGAATCTCAGCGTAAATGTGAATGGTTGATTGGTTTTAGATATTTCGGATATTGATTTTTTATCTGCTTCATCAAAAAGATATTTCAATTCAGTAAAATATTCATGAGAAATATTGGTTTTCATTAACCAATGTTTAACATCATATTTTTCATTAATTTCAGTTGATTTAAATTTACCAAGTCTGCTTGGTAAATTGTTATTATTTCTCATAAAGTAATATTTTAAAAGGTAACACGTTTAGATACATGGATATTGATAATATAGTCATTATCATTATATCCAAGATCCATAACTTTTTTATTATCAGGTATATATATGTCTTCTGCCCCACTATATGATTTCATGATTTTATTAAGTGATTTTTCATCTTTTAATAAGAACATATATTCTGCGGTATCTTCGTTATTATGGATTTCCACAACATCCACAGATAGTTTCCTTGCTTCTTTAATAGCATCTAATATCATGTTGTGATATTCCATTTCACTTTCATACATGTCAAGATTTCCATTAACATCGGATTCATTGATATGTTTAGTAAATTCAGTTGATTTAAATTTACTAAGTCTGTTTGGTAATCTCTTGTTGTTTTTCATTAATAATATTCATTAACTTGTTTCACCATAATAAGATAATTGTTTGGGTAAATGAACCATTACAAAAAAATATTCATCTAAATCATAATCAATCCACTCTTCATCTAATTCATCTGCACCATCATATACATTTGTGGCTTTATGTTTATAGAGCTTTTTTTGAGCAGCTTCATTATCAAATACAAATACTATTACAGACTCTTCATCATCATCACTCACTTCAAGATGATCTATAGATGATTTCATCGCATCTTTAATAACAGCATTTATTAAATTTAAGTGTTTTAATTCATCTACATATGAATTAATAACTGAATCGGCTTTGGGGTATGATTCATTTATAGGCTTAGTGGATTCATTTAATTTAAATTTACCAAGTCTATTGGGTAATTTATTACTATTTTTCATTGTATATTTGTTTATATTAGAATAAAGTTCCTGCTACTCTTTCTGCTACTCTGACACCAGCAGATCCTATATCATGCTTAGGAGTAGATTTAAGGTTTTGGTTTTGATAATTTACACCATTTTTTGGTATGCTACCAACGTTAGTATTAGTAGAAACCCCAGGTGTGGCAACAGTTGCAGCATGATTATTTGCATTATTTTGAGTAATATTTTTTAATGGTTCATGATAAATTCTACCTTCACCATAGTTTAATATAGATTCCACACTACCTTTATCTCTTGGCATACCAGATTTCAATGTTACGGTAAATTTTAAAAATTCTGGGAAATCATCCACACCCAGGTTACCATTCATAGACATTTCCCAACCAGTACATATTAAATTTCCTATACTCATTATAGGTCTATATGGATTTCCTATCACCATATGCCATTCACCAATAGGTGCTGATGACAACAGAGAGTGGAATCCTAATACTTGCGGTCTGGTCTTGGCACGTTCCAGATCCATGGCATATGTACCAACACCTTTTGCAACTCCACCTATTGCTTTTAATGCGGTATCAAGATTACCACTCAATATACCACCTATTAATCCAGTCAATGTATCAAGTCCTCTACCAAGCGCAGTACCAGCTTGTTTTATGAATGATTTTATATAAGTCCCATAATCACCACTATAAAACGCATTCTGGTCTCCCAGAAATCCGAATTGTTGGTTATCTGGGAGATATCTATTTGCTCCACCCCAGAACTTGGCGTTGTTGTATGTTAGTGCCAACATCCTGCAAATAATATCAATCATAGCAATCCTAGGATTGATATTATTATAACTCCTCAATTGATATTCAAATGTTATGGTAAATTCTTGCACAGCTTCAATTCCTCTATCCTTTACATGGGTTTTCTTAATTACATTTGTATCACCATACAATGTATTGGGGTAGTTGGGATCTATAAGCCTAGCTGCATCTATTGCATCTTGTGCAAAATTACCAGTTTGATTTCTACTTTGATTAAAAAATGCATTACCATGTTTTAGGGTATTCTGAGTTTTCTTGCCCATTTTATCAAAAAACGGGGTGTGTTCAGTCCCGCGTCCCGCGTCCCCCTGGACATCCCACACTTCTGCTTCCAACTCTGAATAATTGATGGTGCCAGATACCTTAGTAAGTTCTTCAAGTTCGTTTTCGGTACCCGCACCAAAATATGTTACAGCTTGGACTATGGGTGGTATATTTCTACCACCATGAAATTTCATATTATCAAAGGTGGGGTGGGGGAATCTCCTAAGAGTTATCAAATGGTTTAGTGGTATTTTACCATACCATTTAGCATATAAAAAATCCTGTATATAATAGGGGTTATTAATTTGCTTTTTATAGGAAAAATCTTCTAAAATACCATCTATGGTTATTTTTCTACCACCTTTTGATTGAACTTTGGGAAATGCGCCATCTTTGCCTTCTATATCAAAAAAATCATTCTCATTGTCTATCGATGTATGATAAAATAATGATTCCTTACTACCAAGCGATTCTGCACCAAATTTTCCAGGTATTTGACGAACCTCTTGATAATTAGTATATACTCTTGATAATCTATTATCAGTAGATTTAATTGTGGTGGTTGTATCAACATTACCACCACCATCAACACTGATAATATCAGATGTGGTGGGTGGTTGCTCATTAATAGCATTCTCTATGGGATTATTAGTATTAACAGGTAATTCATTATTCTTCTTTTTAACTCTATCTGTTATAGAGTTGCCAAGCATTGTTCTAAATTTACTAGTAGATCCCATATTATAATATTATTAATTATTATCAGATAATATTAAAGATATTATGGAACCAACCGGATCATTGTTAAATCCAAACACATTACCTTGTAGAGTTCTATTAATATCTTTGATGGATAAATCAACATTACCCAAATCACCGCTAAGAGCAGATTGAACCTGTTGATTTATTAAATTTCTTGCAGTATTTACAGATGATGATTTAATTTTATCAATTATTTTTGATCTATCATTAACTGGTGGATTTATTTTGTTATTATCATTACCAGTTTCACCAACCAATAAGCTTATGAAATCTAATTTGTGGTTAGATTCTAAATATCCTGGAATTATAGAAAAACTATTAACAGCCATTTCAGGTTCTCCACTAGACATGGATGATAAGTATGGATGAGATTCAGTAAAATCAAACTTACATCTATCAAACACATATAATAAATGATTTAATTTATTATTTAATGATATAAATCTGTCATTTGTGTTATCAGTTTCGGAAAATAACTGTTTATTAAAAGTTCTGAAATTTCTTATTTCAGAAACCATTATATACATTCTAAATTCCAATAGATTGTCAGTAACCATCTGCCTCATGTAGGAATAATCATAAACAGATGACAAATACAATTCTATTAATTCAGTAATTCTAAGATCAAATGATTCCAATGTATTTATAGTTAGCCTTTTTTCAGACATCCTAAATACAGATTCAGGAGAAAATAGATTTATGTTTTCAATGCCGGATAATTCAGTGAAGTAATATGGATAATTCTGTACAATTTGTTGAAATCTTTTCTTGAATTTCAACAAATTGTTTGCTCTATCAGGTTCGTTTATATTTAGTAGATACCTATAAGCAGATGAATTTTCACTACTTTCACTAAATAGGGGACTAGCATTTTCATAGTAACTACTAAACTTACTTACATTACCATCAAAATCAAAGAAAATATTGAATGATAGCGTTGTTGGATCGTCTATCAAAAAATCATTCTTACTCTGATTACCTGACTTATTACTATTGTCGTAAAATTGCCTAATTCCCCTATTAACTGTATTCATATATTAAAAATCGCCATGTAACTCTCTACCATAATACTCATACCAATGATCGTGACATTTTTTAATGAAATTTTTATCATTTGATTCATTGACTAGATAGTGTAGCATTTTAAAAAATGGCAATTGATCTTTAGTGTCCCTAACACCCACTTGATTTAAAGTATCAAAACTAAGTAAACTAAATTTATGTTTAGTTTCATCATTTTTATCAACAAATTCCAAAGTAATGCTAGAACCATGGTTTCCAGTGGTATGGTGAATGTCAAAACCAAGATGATTATACATGAGTTTAAAATCAAAATCATCAAAATCATTTGACATATTCAGATCCTTGAATAGCTTACCAATATCACCAGATCTATCAGACTCACTAATACTAGTGGATAATGAAAACGGTTTAAGTCTATTATTCATAATTATTTTTAGTTATCGTGATGGGGTCATAATATTCTTGACCAAAATGTGCATACCAGTGAGAATGTGATTTACCCAAAAGATTAGCAGATGATCCATTGGATATCATCCACGATAATAATTTAAAGAATGATGAATAATTTTTTATGTCATTCTTCTTTATAGAACTGGTTACACTATATCTGATTTCCACATATTTTGGTTTTCTTTCATCACTTGAATCAACAAATTCATATAATATCGTATCCACATTGCTACTTAATGAACTAGTTATTTCAAATCCTAGTACAGTGTATTTTAACGTAAAATCACTTGGTGAGATATCTTTTGGAGCGTTTATATCATTAAATAATATACTCATATCACCAAGTCTTCTGTCTTCATTGGTATTAGATGTTCTAGTTGGAATCATTATCTCAAAGTTTTATTATTTATTATGTCAAATCTATAATATTTTTACCATATTTAGCCGTTTGTCTTAATCTGTGATTGCAATTACCACATATATAGAATCCCATATAGAATCCATTTGAAAATTCCGAACTAGCAGGATCTGATATTCTAGTATATGGATGTACATTATCAAGTATTGAATTTCCACAATATGGTTTATGGATATGGCTTCTAAATTGCCTAAAATATACTGGTAATTTTTGTCTATCATCAATATCAAGTAACCACACCAACTGACTATAATGGGTTATATATAATGAGAATATAAATTTGCTATTCCATCTACCACAATGCTTGCATTTTTCTTTATCACCATTCCTATAATCTTTACCTATACCACCTTCACCAAAAAACAATGATGTGGTACCATATATAGTACCAAATTCATATCCTCCAATATTTCTTATGGCACCATTTAGTGATATTTTCCCATCATCACTAAATGATTCATATCCTATATTTTTAAAAAATAATCCGCTATTTTCGCCATCTTCTTTGTATTCGTATAGTTTATTTTTTATATCATGATACTTACTATTAACCATAGTAAGCAATTCTAATTTATCTTTATCTTTATTGGAAGATATATATTTATTTATATCACCCAATATTATATCTTTTTGATCTTCCAATATACACCATTCCGCATATGCAGATAATTTTTCATGAGTAGACATAAAAGACCCATTATAGTTTTTAGTGTCTAACAGTTGGTCATAATCTTTTTGTATCATCGATGAATGATCATCACCCTTAATTAAATTTATGGTTTCAACTATTTCATTATATACTATTTTATTATTGTCATCCCATCTCTCCATATTGGTAGTTTTCATTGGATCAAATGATCTACTAGAAGATATCTGTTTATCTATGAATTCTGAGGATGTCATTATGTTATCCAATATATGGTTAGTAATCATAATATGATCTATTATTTTCATGGATAACATAATCAAGAATAATCTTTGTCTAATAGATAATTCACTAATACCCATTTTTATGCTATTGTCATGAAATAGCACTAATTCATCTCCATCCAAATACGCCACTAAAATGCCGGAACATTTTATCTCTGCGGTTATTTTTGATTGTCTGTCTGTCTGTAAATTATTATAAAATATGTGATCATACATTATACCAAGACTTCTCAGTTTATCTATGAGTATATTATCATAATGTAATTTTCTATCAAAATAATCCATTGATTTCCAGTCATTACGATCTATCGATAAATTAGATAAAAAATACTCAGTGTATTTTTTATATGTCAACTTATCAGATTGTTCATCATCATTAGATAAATTAGAGAATATATCATATGGTAATTCACAAGTGTCGTGTAACTCCTGGGCTTCTCTCCAAACAGACCGCCTATTTAATCTAGCCTTTTGTTGGTGTGGATTATCGAAATTAACTCTATCAGTAGCTATCCATATTGTATCACCCTTATGTATAGATATTACCCAACTAGAATAAATTGGATTAATGTTATCCAATTTACCAAATAAGGTAACAAATAGCTTATCTTCATCCTGTGATTTTATAAAATGCTTTTGATTTTTTAGATGATTAAAGTATGAAGTCATATCACCCGATAAATTTATTATATTACCTATTTCAAATTTATCAGATGCTAGTATTTTATCACCACCATCATAATATTTATATAATTTAAATCTAGAATTATTGCCAACCAATAAATCATAAGAATCAACTAATAAATCATGTGGTTCAACAAAGAAATCATCTTGGATATTGGTATCTTTAAAAATTGGGTTTTTAAATAAGTCTTGTAATAGATCACTATAATCATTTTGCATATAGTGATTATATGCGAACATTATCCTTTTTATTACATTAATAATACTTGAATTATAAGATAATGATTCATCACTAAAGTTATCTGGCTTTCTATAAGATATGAATTCTGATAGATTATTAAATCCAAAACATATGTTCATCATACGAGATAAACCAACGCCATAATCATGTAATGAATTCATGGATTTATATACTGCGAGTTCTATGCCATATAATCTTATAGATCTTTTGATATGATCATCCCAGGTGTTGGTATCCCACCCAAATATAGACATTATATCAATACATATGTTTTTTAGTTCCTCTTTGTAATCCATATTACTTCCAATCATCTAATGAAAATTCATTTTCTATTACTAGGGTATCGCTAAAATAGTTTAGTCTAGTTATTGTTTCTAAATCATCTATTGACATAGAATAATTAAATATATTGTTATTGTTATTGTTACCATTATCAATTAAAAATGCTATGGATTTTTGGTATAATGGTGAATGATAGATTTTGTAAAATTTGTCAGGTATATTTTTATTATCTTTATAGATTACTCCAGTAATCACTATTAAGAATACCATATTGTTTCTGGCATATCGCGCAAAGTGGTTTTCTAGTTTTCTCCATAAACCTCTATTAAATCTATAATATTGAGGAACAGTATTAGTATAAATCATAGTTTTATTGGCATAATTATTATCCCAAGTAAAATCACCGAATGGAACCAGATGACCTCTATCATACAACATAGAATCGGCATTCAAATTTTTATAGAAACTATATCCTCTTTGGTATTTTTTATCAATCTTTTTATCATATGTAAAATTTTTCCTATTACACTTAACAGAATTTGTATGATATAATATGTGTATTGACCAATCTGGTAACTTTCTTACTGTGTCAAACGAAATTGCAAAATCACCATGGTCTATCACTATACTTGTATTAGTGGGATAATACTGTGATAAATTCACATTTTGGGAATATGTTGTTTGAATAATAAAAACCCAAACAACAACTAGTATATTTCTCATATTTCTCATATTTTTGGATCAAATACAGTTCTGCCAATGTAACTACTATAATATATTATCGCCATTATAGTAGTTACATTGGCAGAATGTAAAATTAGGGGGGATATTATGTTATTATGAAAATCCGTTAGAAGATACTGATCCTGAACTTCTTCTAAGGGTAAATCTATTGAAGAATTTCCTAATTATGCCATTAAATGATACGTAAACATCAACTAATGCAGAATCAGCAGCAATAACTTCATCGGTATTATTACTACTGTCAAATACTACCTGATATTCTGACAATACACCAACAGTATTTACTAGTGGATCTAGTAATGTATTTATCAAATTAACTACCTCAGTTCTAGTAGTATCATTATTGTATTCAAAAGCATATGGGAATAGTATTTGCTCTATTCTCAATTGGATATTGATTAAAGTATCTCTGACATAGATATTATTTAATACACTCCTGAATTTTTGATATGCGGTTGCTTCACCAAATATGATAATACTACCATTCCTACTTATCAATGGAACCATACCTTTTTCTTCGAAATATCCCCTTTCATCATCATCAAATTCAGCAGCTAATCTTTTTATATCATTGCCTACTATGGTACCTCTTCTAACACCACCAACTGATGCATAGGGTGTACCATTTGCGTGTTTTTGAGCAAATTGGACTGCTACATGACCTGATGGGGGTACTTCTATTTCATCACCACCATCATCAACTATTATTCCTGGAAGAAAGAACCCAGAGTGACTAGCACCATTTTGTTCTTCCGGTAAAGTAAATAAAAAATCTGGATTTTCTAGTAAATTACCACCATCTCTAATATATTTTGCATTTAACGTAGGTAATGGATCTACGGGAGTTGGAGTGTCAGTAAATCTTGGATCATCAGAATCTAGAAATTCATCCATTGATGGAGAATTCAATATAGCTATGGAAGTCTGCTTTCTTAATGCTAATCTGGATAGGTAATCTTTAGATTGTGTTTCAAGACCGTGGAAAAATGTGTCCACAATATATCTGAATGATATATTTTTGTTAAGCAGACCCTTATAAATATTCGTATTCCATATTACTTCATAGATCTGTTTCATTCTATCATTAGTACCATTTGGCATATGGGATTCTTTTATGGTAAATCCTGGTAAATAATGCAAATTATACAGATCATAGAATGATTCTATTGGTTTATATCTTTCTATTTGATGATCACCAGATATAGTATTAAATCTTTTTATGTTATTTGCAGTAGTAATTTCTATATGAGTTACTGATGGGCTACCTATTTTTTTGATAGATACTATCCTAGTCAATATGTCTTCATCACCAGCAGTACCAACCAAATAATCTCCTAAAACTACATCATCAAAAAAACTTGCATCTATTTGGACAACCGTGTCTGATATAAAATTTGCATCAAACCTTTGATTTATAGATCCACTTAAACTTATAAAATTTACAATATTAGGATCATTAACTAAGTATCCATCAGAATCATAAGTGGTGCCAAAAGCGAACGCATCACCAGCAGTTATTGGTATAGATAAATCAGTATCAAGGAATAAATTTACTTGTAATATATCTCTTGATAAATTATCTTTGGTTTCTATTATTTGAATATAGTGATCAGTAGTACCATTATTGATTCTATCACCATTGGTAATTTTACCGTTTTTGTAGTCAGTATAAAATTGAGTACCTGTATCAGCAGCATAATATGTACTGGTACCATCAATTATAAATTTGTCAAATTCTGTCAAATATGTCAAAACTGTTCCAGTAGTATCTATATCAACAAATGATCCAGAATTCAAAGTTTCATTTTCTTTAAATATATTGCTTAATTCAAAGATTAGTTGGGATGTGGTTTTAGTTACTCTGGTAACTTCCAATGCTGGTGTTGATATTGTTACACCAGCATTAGTTCCTTCAGTGGTTGTAATGCCGTTAAAATATGTACCAAGTTCTACCACATTAGATGCATTGATAAAATCTGGGTTACTGTTTGTTACAGTAACTCTAACATAAGTTGGGAAATATTCTATGATCACATTACCATCTACCGCTATTGTATCACTATTATTGCTGGTTTTTTGTGAATAACTAAAATTTTCAGTTATGTCTTTTTTATATGATAAAAAGTCTGTATCAGAAACCCCATCATTTAATAAACTATGACCAACCAAATCAAGTAAATATGTATTAGTATTAGTTTCGTGCTTATCAAGTTCTTTTAGATCTATTGAACAAAATAATCCAAACCTCCTAACATCATTATTGATAATAGTTTCTATATAAAGATTGCTACCATCTTTATCTTTAAAATTTGGTATTAATGATCCAGTTACTATATTGATTACATTAATTTCAGGCAAATTAATAAACTCATCTAGTTTATCAACAATTAATCCGTTGGGGGTAAAATATGCACCCAATACAGGATCAGTGGATAGATTTTGATAATTTTCTTCACTGTAGTTGCCTTCTATGATTATCACATCTATCATATAATCTTTAACCAGATCATATTCTCTGATGAAACATGGTACATTCTCATCTTCGGTTTGATACCATTCGGAAACTGGTATATCATAACCTGAAATGTTACTTTTTCTTAATAATATAGTATGTGATATACCACCTATATTAACAAAATTAAGTATTCTACCATTATCAACTGCACTCCTGGTTGCTAATAAATGTTTTCTATCTGGAAACCAGAATCTTTCCTTGTTAAAATATGATGCATAAAGTTTATCTCTGTTAATGCCATTTAAGTTAATGGGATCTGTAGAAAAACTTTTATATTGTGCGGTGTCTGCGTTTTGTGTGGGGGTACCAGCATTATCAACTTCATTATTTACATTAAGCAAATTGAGTGCTAATACCGGACTATTTGATAGGGAGGTTTCTAAAATTCTATTGAAAAAACTACCTTTCCTTTCCATGGATCTATTAATACCACCAAATATTTCTCTGGATGTTCTAAGATCCTGAGTTTGTATTAACACAGGGGTATTGAATACAGAGGATTGATTAGTAAACCCAACCACCAATTTAACAATAGAGCTACCACTAATTATTGGCAATACGGTAGTATCCTCATATATGAAGTAAACACCAGATGCCTTAAATTCATCGAAATTTATGGTTTTTAAGGTAGTCATGTATTTTATTTTTATTTATTAAATCTCAAAAATTCTGCAAATGTTGGTAGTTTACCTATGGATTCATATATGGCTGACATTTCACTTGATAAAACAGAGTCAGCAGTCTCATGTATCATTGTAGATTTATCACCATATGGATCAGGACTAATTAGATCTATGTGATTATCAATGGATTTTTTGATGTTTCTATCAATATTAACATCAATACTATACCCATAATTTAAATAATCATCGTCATGAACATCTAAACCTATATCAGAATATGTTGCATAATCAGACCCCTTACCATCAAAAAATTCTTTCCAAACACCAGCAGCAGCCTTTGTTAAATATGATTTTTCATGTGTTGAAGAAAGAGTGATCCCATGATAATCGTTAGCAAAATGCATAGCTATCAAATACATTAAATATCCATATCCCTTAACTGCATAAACTGAATCTATGGACATAGATTCAACATCAGAATTCATATTGTCTCGTATCCTAATTACACCCAATATGTGATTTTCCATATCATCATAGTCATAATCAACCATAGGATTAATTATAGATTTACTATACAATGAAAAAAACACCTTGTTATTATCTACAAACAAACAATTTTTGCTTATGTCATCTAATTTTGCCATATAGTTTTTATTTATGTATTTCAAAAATTTTTTGATATATAATCAAAAATGGAGTACGGATATTTAATAATGAAATTACACTATCCTTTTTGGGATAATTTAACCAATAAAATAGAAAAAGATCATCTACATAATAACGGTATTGAGAGTAGTCCACACGTAACAATATTGGGTAATATAATCCACAATGATATAAATTTAGACGAGCTTACTAACAGCTGTAAAAAATACTTATCAAATATAGATGATATATCGGTAAATGGTATAAATATATTTGATAATGAAAATTTCAACGTATTAAAGTTTTCATTATCAAGTGATAAACTATCGTTAGCTCATGAACATTTCTCATCAAATTATAATAATGAAGATAAGTTTGATAAATATAAACCACACGCAACAATAGCATACCTCCAAAAACATACACCATATGATGATTATTTAAATATTGTTATTGATGGTACACATATGCCAAAACCAGAGTACATTTTCTATAGTGATCCTAATAGAAATATTAAAGTATTGGTTGATTTTAATTATTCGGAGAATGATAGAATTGAGATGATATATGAATAAAAGTTGACCTCCAATCACTTAAGTGGGGAGGTCAACTAAACAGGCACTAATTGTGCAAAATCCAGACTTATACAACCATACAACTGGGAGCTAGTCTGCATGCCCCACTTCGATTAACAATATGGCAAACTTGGGGCAAATTTAACATTGGTCATTGCCAATTGACCCATGTAATCATGGGATTTGAAAATAATCAAGATTTTCATTTGCTTCATTACTCATCGAGATTATCCACCAAAGATATTCACCTTGGATTTTTGATTTTACTATTAAAATCAATGCCTGGGATTCCAGCTATATAATCCGCAGGTCTTTTTCACCAAACTATGTTTATAAAAGCCAAACAGGGCTTATGGTATTGACACCAGTAGTTAAAATTTTAGTTATCCATCGTTCATGGGGTTGGTTAAACCAAATCGATAAGCCATCGATCGCTGATTTTCAGCTTAGTTTCAAATCAATAATCAAAATTACTATACAATCTTAAATCGGGGAGGTTACACTATGCTATTTCATTCTGAATAAATTTTTAATTAAATAATGGGGACAACAACTATGTGATGCCTTTTTCACTTATTTTATATATTGATATTCAAAGTGGTTATATACAATTTATTAATTTTTTAAGATAATATGAATTGGATATATAAGTCAAATATTACATAATATTATGATTAAATTATTTATATACATTATAGAATTATTTATATACATTATAGAATTATTTAAAAATGGTGGTGAAATATATGAAATACCGAAAGGAACATATTGTGAATCAGATTATGGCTTTGATCCGGTAACTCATGTTCATAAAACCAAATCTTTAAAATGTACGGAAATAACAATATCAAATGGGATCAAATTAATTGGATCTGATGATCACATAGTATTTAATAAAAAATATGAGGAAATAAAATTAAAGAATATAAAAATAGGTGATTATGTATATACAAAACATGGAAAAAAAGAAGTGATAAAAAAAAGAAGATTATCCAGGAAAAGAAGATTATTTGATATAACTATTGATAATAAGTCACATTCTTATTATACCAACACTATATTATCACACAATTCAATCATTATTGGAATATTTCTAGTGTGGTATGCAATAACCCACCAAGATAGGAATATAATAGTAATTAGTCAAAATGATGATAAGGTGGAGGAATTAATGGATAAAATAGATGTTATAATAAGTAATCTACCATTCTATTTAAAACCTGGAATAGTAAAATATAATATACACAAAAAATTTTTCGATAATGGATGTAAATTAATAGCTCAAACTACCACTGGTACATCTGGTGCCAGTTATACAGCACATGTAGTTTACATAGATGAATTTGCATTAATCCACCCAAATTTAATAAACAAATTCTATACCACAGTATATCCCACAATAGCGGAATCAGAAACGGGTAAATTCATTATTAGCTCTACTCCCAGAGGGTTGAATAAATTTTACACATTGTGGATAAATTCTATATATGGTAGAAATGAATACAACCCGATACGAACAGATTACTTTGAAGTTCCTGGGAGAGATGAAGAATGGAAACAAAAACAAATAGAACAACTTGGTGGATCAATCGAAGATTTTAATCAAGAGTATGGATGTCAATTTGTAGCTGGTAAAGAATTAATGTTTAAACCCTATATCCTAAAATGGATAAAAAAGCGAGAAACAGAATATAAATTTGTGGATATGGATGTATTTTCACAATTAAACAAATTGATAACAGACCCATTAAAAGGTAACGAAGAAACCATGGTGACTGAAAACCATCTTAACGGTGCTCTGGTATGGCATCCTTCCTTTGATACAAATAGTATCAAAGGAAGGAAATATATTCTCAGCATAGATCTAGGAAATGGTGGTGGTGGTGATTATTCAGTAGTTCAATTTATGGGAATATATCCAATGTCCAAAAAATCCATAGAAAAAATAACAATAGTAAAAGATATAAGGTCATTTTTTAAAGTAATACAAATAGGAGTACTTAGAAGTAACAGAATGAGCATACCAGTATTCGCATACATTTTATATTTTTTAATCAAAAATCTATTTATACAAGATGATATTAAGATTGTCTTAGAAATGAATTATAAGGGTGAGTATTTCTTTAATCAAATAAATTCAATAGATGGTAATAATAATACTCTGGATAGTGATTATATTTTTGCCAAATCCAAGCATAGTAAAAATGCAAAAACAGAGCATATAGGCATTAATAACACCAAAAGATTCAAAAACCTATCATCAGATTCAGTATCAGATAAAACAGAAGATGGTATATTGGAATTTTATGAAAAAATTACCGTTAATGAAGCATTATCGCTATTAAAACCGGAAAATGGGACATTTAAAAGTCAATCTGGGAATGATGATCATATAGTGTCATTAATAAATATTGGTAATTTTTTGGAATCTACTGAATATACAGAGATGTTGGAAGATTTATTAATGAAAATGCCCGATAGTTTCCTAGAATTAATAAACTACAATGATATAATTAATGATGAATATAATGATGAGGAAATATCGGGACAATATGATGATGACGAGTACGATATATAATCAATTATTTAATTTAGGTATTTTATCAGTTAATTGATCCCTAGTGAAAACAACATCATCCTTGTCATTTTTAAAGGTTATGGTGAGTTTACTGCCACTCCATATAAATTCATCATGGTCTGGATATTCCTTTTTTAGATAATCATTTATAGCAGTAATTTCTTCACCAAAATTCTCTCCTTCGGCAGATTCTAGTATTTGGTATATAGTTGGTAACTTATCCATAAATTTTTGGGTTAATAATAAAAACAAATTATATGTGTATGACAAATCAAGATAATGCATCAAATCAGATGACCATAAACTGGGTTGATGACGGCAGAAAAAAACCCAGACATTTTGAATTTATACATCAAATGACTAATGGTTACAAAATTGGTTTCAAGATCGAAAGAAATAATATGAAATATTGGTTAACTGTTAAAACCAATAATTTCAGTTATGTGGTTAAAGATCATTTACCAAGATTAAAAGAATTATCACAAAATATACTAGATAATTTCATAGTTGATCAAAATATAGCCATAGAAACATATCATGGCAACTTCCAGAGGTTTCGTAACGGATATAGTAATAATGGTTATGCGATAAATCAAACAACAACTCTATTATAACTCTTATTACTAACATTATTAAACATCTCTGCAAGTTTTGCAAATTCCAAATCTCTAAGTACATACTTACTACCACCAGCAAGTATGTACTTACCATCTTTATCATATCCTATCTCAAAGTTAGCCTTACCATGCACATTTATAGTATATGAAAAGCCGTCTTTACCATTATCATAAGAACCATTTTTGACATAATCCTTATTCTGAAATGTTTTATGTGATTTATTTGATAATGGTTTTGTAGTTCCGGTTCCAAGTATCTCTAGTAGATATTCATCGTCCTCATCATCTTCAATAGTGTCACCACCATCAATATCTGAATATATTAGATTCAATGATGAAGATATGTATGATAAACATTCCCTGGCTTTATCAGAATACCCATCTTTCATGTATATATTATTCCCATTAGTATCATGGGGAATATGTCTACTAGTTAAATACTGTGATGCAGCAAATGTATCGGTAAAACTATTAAATTCCAGTATCCTATTATATGAATCATTACCAAAAGTGATAGATGTATATGATTCATATACATTTTTTGAAGTACCACAAAGCATACTAGATAGTTCTGTTATATTTTTAGATTCATTTAATAATTGAATATCAGTTTTATAGTGTGAATTTTCTACAAGAGATGTAATCATATTATACAAATTTGTAGTATCACTGTCTTGATGAGATAACAGTGCATTAGTGCATTCTTTATATAGTTCCTTATAATTATTACCCTTAACTATATCATCGCATAGTTTAATAATCTTACCATCAAAAGTTTTATCTAATATCATTTATATATTTTTTAAGTTCAGTATATTCAAAATCATTACCAACCAAATAGCTATCTATAATGCCTATATCACTATATATTATGATATATGTAAGCTTACCAGTGGATTTAAAAGATTCATCATCCTCTATTAGAATCAGTTTATCCATATCTACTTTATCTGAATTTCTGATTCTACCATATATCAGATCAAAGAATCTGCATACTTCATCATTAGACTCTATATCTACACATAGTCCAGAACCATAGAAATCTGATATGTCACAATGATTTTCTAAATCTGATAAATTTAGAAAATCATTGGAAGAATATTCTAGTGTATTATTCATTTTCGTCAAATTCGTCAAATTTTTCAATGGTTATCTTATCTTCCACATGTTCACCAATATCATTACCAGATAATCTTGGATTTTTTGATTCTTTCATATACATTTGGTGATTGGATTCTATTATGGCATTGTCTATTTTACCCATCATTTCACCTAAGCTATATGCTTGATTAGAAGATTCCTCTATATCCTCTTCCACCCCCAATATCTGATTATGGTCTCTTAATTTAATTAAAAATTCTTCTATTTTTTTAAATAATTCTGACTGAAACTTAACTATATCCAGTGCTAATCTTTGCATACCAGTTAATACTTCCACTTTCCTGGGAGTTATATCTTCATTAAAAGTTATATCTTGGTAAATTTTATAAATTGTATCATTGGCTATATCAAGTTGGAACATCAAGTTGGCTAAATTCATAGATCTAGACTCAATAACAATTTCCATGTAATCATTGTCATCTAATTTATCTAAATTCAAAAAAAATTTCACAGATTCTTCTACAAATTTTCTAGCCTTAACCTTATTATCAGATTTAATTTTTTCAAATTTCGATTTAAATTGATTTAACTGATCTTCGGTATATTTAGGAGTTTCTTCAAGCATCTTTTCAAAAGATGCCTTGTTTTTGATATCTATTTCATCTGATATTTTTTTGCTTATTTCATCTAATTTAGTATTTTTAATCATCCCAATTATGTATTAATCTGATACAAAAAATTAACAACATGATATCGATTGTTTTATGAATACTCATATTATTAAAATATAGAGTTTCCTCGTTGTTAATTTCAACAAAATATGAAAAACTATGATTACCAATTTCGATAAATAAACAATCACCATCTTCATTCTCCCATTCAAGTGTTATGGTACCATTGGGATTTGGGTAATATTCAGATATTAAATTCATATAAATATTACCAATTAAATTCAACAATTTAATTCAACAATTTAATTGAATTTAATATGCTTTTGGGTTCCGATGGGATAGCATTATATCCATCCCAGTCTATTTCTAAATTGCCAAAATCAATAATATTTTCAATTAATTTATCCATCATTAATTTATCAAATCCCAATAATTATCGATGATTATTTCTTGTATTTCTTTATCGATATCTATTAATTCAATGTTAAACTCTTCCACTATATTTGTGATATAATTTTATACAACATCTTATCATCTTTAACATAATCTGGTTTCACCTTAAACTTAATTCTCATTATACCCCAATGGGTTATTCTTGAGAATTTAAATAATCTCCAATATGGTTGATTATCAGTTCTGGTTTTGCTAGATGCTCTGATTATATAACCCCTAACATATTTGTCATCGTTAATTGGATAATCATAACCAGGGGGAACATAACCTTTTCCATATGTATGTGGAAGTATAAGTCTAACCCCATTTAAAATATCATCAGAATCATCTTCATAATTAATAATAACATGATGTCTATTATTAATGGCATTTTTAATAGATTCATCAGTGGGAGGTTTTTTATTACCTTTAAAGGTTAATTCATATATTGGTATTCTGTTATTGCTCATTTCATTATATATTTATAGATAATTTTTTGTATTATAACATGTAACCCAGTATTGTAACCAATACTATGTTTTGTGGAGGGAAAAGAAAAGCCGAATGATGTTTAAAGGGTGGGTGGTTTGGGAGTATGGAATACCATTACTGATAAATAAATAACTTTTAATTAAAATATACTAATTTATGTTGCGTTTTACTAAAGATTTTGGTGATTATTATAGAATTTATAATAAAGCTATTAATGAATCCAAAAGTGTGGATTCACTCAGCAAATTTGAGAATTGGATAAAAGATTATGGTGGTCAATTTTTAATAGTTATGGGTGGTGGTCATCCAAATAAAGAAATTCAGTCAATTTCTAGAAATGCCAGAAATGGTTTTGATCTTATGTTGAAATTATATGATGCTGGATTATTGGATATGTATATAAATCATTATGAGATACCAATAGATCCCGCAGATGTGAAAAAATTATCAGCTAAATATGCTTAATTAAATCTAGCATTTTTTAATATGCTATTTCTGATTCTTTCCGATTTGGTTTGAATTTGATCCAATGGATTCTTGCATCTTGAAGTTGATATGTTATTACCAAGCACTATAGAACCTTCCTCAAATAATAAGTTTGGTGATTCTGATATGTTTGGTGATTCTGATATGTTTGGTAACCCATTGTTTGAGGAATTTGATCTTATTATATCGTATCTGTTTTTATCTACTTTTGATAGTTTATCTATATACCTTTTTTCTTTTTCTGAATAGCCTTTACCCTCACTAAATGCATTATTAGCATTATCAACTGTTTGTGGATCTTCATTTCTTTTTATTATGGATAATAAATCTTCTAATTTTGGTATGTATACTATATCATTTATGGTTAATGAATATGGATTAGATATTCCATTGAAATACATCAGAAGATCTGTATAATCTTCTGATTGATAATATAATCTGCTTATTATCCATGGTCTACCCTCAATCTCCGGATTTACAGAAATTATTGCGAGTAAATTTAAAAATCTGTCTATTTTTATAGGCGATGAAAAAACATCCAATAATTTCTCCCCATTTCTATCAATCAAATACCTATTATTATTAATTGTTGAAAAGTTCATAATCTATATATAGTATTTTTTTCACATCATTAGATTCAAAATTTTCATCTTCGGATATGACTATTATCTTATTATAATTTAATTTATTTATGAGTGTTTTGATATTAATCTTATAAATTAAAATACATATTGTATTTAATTTATTTAATTTTTTTATTTTTCTCACCATATCGCTGATATTATGCTCATTTATGTGTGGATTGTTAGAATATTTTATACATTCTGCCTCATACATAAATTGATCGCATCCAGTGGTATTTTTTATGATATCAACATCATAAATTTCCGATATATATAAATAATTCTTTTTCAATTATCTTTTATTAAGGATTTTATCTTATCTTTTAATTTGATTTTTAATTTTTCTACATTTACCTTAGATATCAGGTAATCTATCATTTCATCCTCCTCATCATTCATTTCCTCTAACATCAATTTTATTATGGCAATACTTGGCAATTCTAGATTGATATCTATGTTAATTTCAGTTGGGTGTAGTTTGAATTTAGAAAATAATATTGACATTACTGTATTACCAGTGCTAATTTTTTGATTAACTAGTTTATTTGGTGGCTCATTTTTATGGCTACTTTTTATTGGTGTGTTGTCTATTTTATTATTGACAATATTGCCTTTCTCATCAGTAACAATTGCTGCTTCCCCATCATCTTTTATGGATTCTGCTTTTGTCAAGAAATCCCTTGCATTGACTCTGGAGCCATTATCAAGCACATATTTTTCATTACCAGGAGTATCAATAAAATCCTTTATGATAATAATCTTACTATGATCCTTATCATATTTATAGTTGAATTTTTTACCGATTAGTTGTCTATATTCAGATGCTTTCATTTATATGTCTTATAATAAATATTTAAATAAATAAAGTTTATATATCTAAACCATGGTTAAAAATCAATATAATGAAAAATTATTCTAAAGAATTAAAAAAATACAGCAAATTAGCAAATAATGATGAAAGTTCTAATACATCATTATTTGATATTAGATTCATGGTATCTGATATTAATGAATCTACCATCACTCTTTTAATGGATTTCCAGAATTTATTACACATTAAACCATTTCAAGAATATAATATAAACAAATTATATGATTTATATTCTCAAAAAGTAAAGGGTGGTGATAAAGATGATGTATTATTGGCATTATCTGTGATTTCTAAGTTAAAAAATAAATTTGGGACTCCACTATTTAAAAAATTATCATCTAATTCTTTTAAATTGCTGTCAAACGTATCCAATGCTATTACAACTGAACCAGTAAAGGATGAACCAACTGAACCAGTAAAGGATGAACCAACTGAACCAGTAAAGGATGAACCAACTGAACCAGTAAAGGATGAACCAACTGAACCAGTAAAGGATGAACCAA